CCGTCCTCCAGCCGCGCCTTGATGTCGGGCACATACGCGCCGATGCTTTCCAGCATTTGCTGCGTGCCCTGCAAGGCGGCAAGCGCGGGGCCGCTCCAGTCCTTGAACATGTCCTTAAGGGCCATAGTGTCCTTGGCATTCGCGCCCCAGGCGATCTCTTCGTCAATCTTGAAGAGCACGCCCAGGATGCCGCCATCGGCCCTCTCGCCCACGTACATCATCGTGTAGCGGGTGTTGTGCTCCACGCTCTTCAGGATGTCGATCTCATGCGCCGTCTGGAAGTTCTGGATCACGCTGGAAATGGCCGAGACTGCACCGCTGATTGCAGAGATCGCCCCGAACAGGCTCGATACACCGCCAGCCGCGCTGGCGGCTCCACCGCCAGCAGATGCCGCGCCGCCCGCGCCGGAAGCGGCCGCGCCGCCTGCCGAGGCCGCTTGGCCTGCGCCAGTGAAGACCTGGGTTGCCGCCGTGCCGATGGCCTTCAGATCGTCCAGGATGCCGCCCAGGCCCTGGCCGCTGAGAAGGTCGGCGATGGTCTTGGCGATGAACTGCTCGATGGCCTTGGTGACAGGCTCCAGAAACCCCTTGATGGCGGCTTCCGCAATCGACTGCCACATGCCCGTCATGATGTCCGAAAAACTGCCCTTGCCCGTAACGATGGTTTTGATCAGGCTATCGAACGTGGTGCTCACGGCGCTCTTGATGCCGTCATACGCGGTCTTCCACTGCGAGGTCGTGATGTCGAGATGGTTCTGGAGGTCCTGTTGCTGCTTCGCCAGTTCATTCTTCTGGGCCTCGGTGACCTCGCCGCCGAGTTGGATCGTGGTGGCAAGCTGGATCTGCTGGTTGCGGACCCAGGCTTCCTGCAACTGCACCGCGCTGGCCGTGCCGCTGGCAACGATTTTGTCGTAAGCCGCCTGGGCCTTGTCGGCGGAATCCTGCAACTGCTGCGTGGTGATGACGCCGAGGATCTTGTATTCGTCCTCCATCGCCTTCACCCCGGCCACGCCGAACTTCTGCCACGCCGCGCCCGTCTGCTGCGCTGCCGCCACCTGGATCGCTGCTGAGGCCTCTGCCGACTTGCCCACGCTGACGAGCGAGGCCTGCACCTGGGTGGCGGATGTGAGATTGTTCTGCGCGGCCTGGGTCGCGGTCTGGTCGTTCTTCTGAATCGCGGGCGTGTACTGGTCGTTGTACATCGCGATTTCCTGGGCGATCAGGTCGCTCAGTTTTTTCTGCGCCGCCGCCACATCCGCGCTGGTGGCGATGCCTGACTTCTGAAGGTTCTGGACCTTCACCAGATTGTCGGCCTGCGCGGCGATCTGATCATTCAGACTCTGGATCGAGGTGGCCCCCAGGGCCTTCATGGCATCGGCCAACTGCTCCACGGCGGGCTTGTTCGCCTCCACCTTGTCCTGGAGTGATTTGAGCCATGCCGTGAGCGTATCGGGCGGTGCTTGGCCGAGTGCCTTGTACTGGGCGATGACGGACTGAATCTCGGCGATGTGCGCTTCCATCGCCTGCCTGGAGTCCACGCCGAGCTTATCGCTGATGGTCTGGGCGTACTTGCCCCACTGCGCGGTGGCGGCTTGCAGTTGCTCCTGGGTCTTCTCGCCGATGGCATTCATCGCCGTGTTGTAGGCATCCTGCGTGGACTTGATCGAGGCCTGCTTGGCGTTCTCCAGGACCTGATACGCGGCGGCAACCTGGGTCTGCGTGGCGAGGCCGTCAGCGGCCTTGTGCACCATGTCGTCGTAGTTGGCCTGGGCGTTCTGTTGAACCTTGTCGTAATACTCCTGCTGCGTGATGAGGCCCTTGCTGTAGGCATCCTTCACGTCGGTGCTCATGACGTTGACGATGCCCTGGGCCTTCGCCACCACCGAGTCGAAGGCCGCATTCAGTTCGCCCGTGCCCGACTTGCCGGAAGCCGCCAGCTTGTCGAAGGCATCGGTGGCCTTGGTGAAACTGCCCTCCAGCGCAGCCACGCCCGTGATGCCCAGGTCCTTGTAGGCCTGCCCCAGGGCCAGGGTATCGGTGATGACCTGCTTCTCGGACTCGCTGAAACTGTCCCAGGCCTTGCCCACGATCTTCTGGGCACCGATGGCGGCGGTGGCAATGCCGCCGTACATGTCGCTGAACTGCTTTGCCACATCGGGCGCAACGGCATACAAGGCATCGTAGGTTTTCTTCAGGCTCTCGTTGTACGCCAGTTGTTCTGCTGCCGCCTTCTTGGCTTCCTCGTCGGCCTTCTTCTGCTCCGCGGCCGCTGCCTTGGCCCGGTTGTCCGCTGCCAGCTTCTCGGCGTCGTCCTTCTGCCGCTGCTTCGCCGCAGCCGTCATGGCAGCGGCATTGTCCTTGACGGCCTGGGTCTGGGCCTTGGTGGCGGCGGCTTGCGCGGCGATCTCGTCGGTGCCTTTCTTCCAGGCAGCGGCCAGCTTCGTCATCTCGCCTTCACCCGGCATCCCGGTGAAGAACTGCACCACGGCGTTGACCACTTTGCCGATGGTGTCAACGACCCCCTGAACCTGCTGCTTGATCCAGTCCCAGACTGCGCCGAGTACGCTCTTGACCAGATCCCACTCGGCCTTCCAGAGGGCCACCAGCGGCGAGAACAGCGTCTCCAGGAACTGGATCACGGGCGCGAATTCATTGACGATGTTCTGGAACCAGGAGGTGATGCCGCTCCACCACTGCTTCACGCCGTCCCAGTGCGTCGCCCAGGCCTTGCTGATGTCGTCCCACAACTGGAGGAAAACGGCCTTGATGGCAGGCCATTCGTCGTAGACCCACTTGGCGAGTACCGCTAGGCCCGCCACCACCAGGGCCATCGGGAAGGCTTCCAGCATGGCTGCGCCGATGGTTCCCAATATTGGGCCGAGCGCGGTCAGGCCAGCAATCAGCGAGGAGAGAATCGGGACTGCCAGACCGAGGGCGATGGCGGCGGTCTGCACGGGTTCACTAAGGCCCTTCCACCACGTGATGGCCTTCTCCAGCATGTCCGCGAGGTCCTGCAACACCGGGTGGAAATCATTCAGGATTTGCAGGATCGAATTGCCGATTGCGGCCTTGGCCTTTTCGCCCTCCTCGGAGAGCGTATGCATGGCCCCCTTCCAGGTGTCGGCTGCGAGGCCTGCGTTGCCCTTGAAAATCTCCAGGCTGGCGTTGACGGCATCGGTCACCGTGGATGCGGTCACCATGCCTTTTTTCACCATGTCCTGGGCCTGCTGCACGCTCACGCCAAGCTGCGTTGCCAGCGCACCCCAGGCATCGATGCCGCTCTGTTGCAGGGCCTTCATGTCGCGCGACGAGGCCACCAGATGCGACTGCATGTTGGCGATGGCCCCGGATACCTGCTCGATCCACTCGGGGCCTTGCTTGAGCGCACTGGCGGCGTCCACCAGACTGTGCATGGTGGTGGTGGCTTCCTCGGCAGATGCGCCCAGGAGCATCATCTGCTTGGCGGCGGGGGCCAGCACATCGGCGAAGTCGAACAGGGAGTGCAGGCCCAGGTTTTCCAGGTCCTCGAAAACCTTCTGGCCTTCCTCGGCACTGCCTGCCAGCAGGGCGAATGCAGCCTGTAGCTTGTTCACCTGGGCGGCGGCATCGATGCACTCCTGCCCGAACTCGCTGATCTTCTTGGCGACCTCGCCCAGGCCCACGGCCTCGGCCATTTCCCCGAAGGACTTGGTGATGCCGCCGATGCTGTCGGCGATGCCCTTGGTGTTCGACTCGACATTGTTCACCATGTCCTTGAGCGCGGACAAAAACTCGGTGTTGTCGAGTGTTGCTCTGGCTTTCAGTTCGCCTGCATCAGCGGCCATTGCGTTGTACCCTGCCTGCCCAGAAGGCCTGGGCGTAGGCGTCGTAGCGTTCGATCACGCCATCGTTTTCGCCTGCCGCGTACTTGGACGGCGGGCGTTCACCAGGAAGCGCGTAACGCATTCCCGAAGCCGGCACGGGCGCGAGGAGTAGCGCGGGCCTGCCGTGCTGCGGTGCAGGCTGGTGCGCCGGGTTCACTGAAGCGGGGCCGTCCATCGCCAGCCTTGCCCGCCTGCGCAGCATGAAGTCGAACGGCTCCATGAATTCGACATCCTTCTTGCGGTTGACGTTGAAGACCGCCCACGGACTGAGGGCCGCGTGATACTCCAGCAGGTCCTGGAATTCCAGGTCACGCGCCGCGAGGGCGTTGAACTCCTCCAGCGTGATATCCCAGAATTCTAATTCCGATAGGTGGAAGTCGTATCGGCCAACGGCCCAGAGGGTGAGCCAGTTGGTGTCGGTTCCGTTGGCCCTTCGACGTTTGGGAGTCGGGACAGGATCTTATCCATGTCGGGGAACATGCCCGTCGTGGCGAAGGCCAGCATGGGCGCAAGATCGAGCAGCATCCGCGCGTCCACGTTGTCCTCCACCCATTCCTCGGTGATGTCGGGCTGCTTGGTCTTCAGCCCGTAGAAGAGCATGACGGCCAGCTTGCCGGGATCACGCAGGC